TGGCCCTGACCTGATCAGGCTGCCGAGCCTGAACCACTGCACTCCAACCCATGCCCCTCCAGCTCCGCTCCCAGTCGGTCACCTACCGCTGGCCCGTCGTCGTTGAGTTCCCAGTGGACGGCGGCAAGTTCGACAAGGAAACTTTCGACGCCGAGTTCAAGCGGCTCCCGCAGGATCGCCTGCGCGAGATCGGGGAGAAGATCGAAGGTGGCACCATCTCTGACCTGGAGCTGCTCGACCAGGTCTTGACCAACTGGGCCGGGATCATGGACGAGTCCGGCGACGAGGTGCCTTTCAGCGAAACCAGCCGCCAGAAGATCCTGAACGTCCCCCTGGTGGCCTCCGCCATCGTGGCCGCTTGGCTGGAATCGCTGGCAAAGGGCAAGCGAAAAAACTGATTGAGGCCGCCGAGCTGTGGGTGACCGGCGGCCAGCAACAGGGACCAGACCCAGCCGAAGCGGCAGCCCTGGGGGTGATCGTGCCCAAGCCTGAGGTGCAGTTCTTTGACATCCACCCCGACGCCGAGAAAGGGGTGCAAATGTTCCTGCGGTGCTGCACGCAATGGCGGGTGAGCGATGGCCGGCGGATCGGCCTGGATTATGGCGTTGTGCTCAGCCTCCTTAGCCTGGAGCAAGAGCCGAACCCCCTTGAAGTGCTGGAGGATGTGCGCGTGATGGAAGACGCAGCCCTGGCCAAGCTGGCGGAGCTCACCGCCTGATGGCGAACCTTGACGCGCTGCTGAGAATCAAGACCGACGTCCAGGGCGCGAATCAGATCGTTGCGCTGAATCGCGGCCTGCAGGGCGTCGAGCGCACGGCGGCTGGGGCGAGTGTGGCGATGAGGGGCCTTCAGACTTCGCTGGGTGGTGTGCTGGGCCTGGTTGGCGGCGCCACGATCCTGAGCAAGATTTTCGGCGACACGGCAACACTGCAGACCCAGACCCGCTCGCTTGAGGTGCTGCTCGGCAGCGCATCCAAGGCCTCTCAGATCGTCAAGGAGCTGCAGGCCTACGGATCGGTCACCCCGTTTGAATCCACCGAGCTGATCGAAACCGCCAAGCGGCTCGGTGCATTTGGCATCGCCGGCCAGCGGGTGGTGGAGGTGACCAAGCGCCTCGGCGACGTTGCTGGTGCCACCGGCTCCAACCTTGGCGAGCTGGCCACCGCCTACGGCCAGGTGGTGGCCAAAGGCCGGCTGCAGACCGAAGAGCTGCTGCAGTTCCAGGAGCGTGGCGTTGGCATTCAGGGCGAGCTTCAGAGGATGTACGGGCTCAGCGGCCAGGAGCTGCAGAAAGCCCTATCCGATGGCCGGGTGAGCTCCGAAGCGTTTGAGCAGGCCATCATCCGACTTACCGACAAGGGCGGCAAGTATGCCAATGGTGCCATCGCCCAGAGCGACACGCTCAATGGGCGACTGAGCACGCTGCGCGACACGGTGACGAGCCTGGCGCAGACGATCGGCGGAGTCTTGGAGCCTGCGATGAGCCGGATACTGCTGATCGCCACCAACACGGTGGACACAATCAACCGGGCGATGCGTGCGGCGCTGCTGGGCCCGCAGAACGCCGACACCATCGCCCAGGTGAACGCAGGGCAGTTGCCGTTTGGCACGGCCGGCGTGGACAAGCTGATCGGCGAGCAGCGGCGCAAGGCGCTGCAGGGCCAGTCCGCTGGCTTCCTGGGAATGATGGATCAGGGCAAGTTACTGAAGCTCCTCCAGCAGCAGCCGGAGTTCCGATCTCCGGCGGGCGCTGGGGGCAAGACGGCCCCGCTGGTGGTGCCGGCCTTAACCAGCGGCACCCGGGGGGCTGGTGGTGGAGGTGGTGGTGGTGAAACAAAGATCACCATCATCACTGGCGGCTTTACGGGCGGCGGCCAATCTGGGCCAAGCCGTGGCCGGTCATCCGGCCCGCATCTTCACGCTCAGCGAGTATCTGGCGCCGGGGTCAACCAGATGGTTGCCGCCGCCCTTGAGTTTCCAGGCGGCCGGACCGCTTTAGATCCCATCTATGGCGAGCGCCGCCGCCCTGGCTACCACGACGGCTACCGGGGCAACGACTACGGCACCCCGCAGGGAACGCCGTTCAAGTTGCGCCCCGGCTGGACCGGGACCGACATGGGGGTGCTGGGGGCACTAGGCCGCGGCATGAGGGTTAGCGGCCCTGGCGGCGTGTTTGAGCTGGGCCATCTTGCAGGCATCGGCACGGGCCAGGTCGGTAAATCGCAGCTGCAGCGCGGTGGCGGGATTGACGGCCAGATGGCCTGGAGAGACTCAATAGCCGACGCCGAAGCGAAGGCAAAAAAGGACGCGGAAGAGCGCAAGCAGAAGGAGAAAGAGGCGGCCGCACAAACCGCAAAGCAGCTCACCGCCGCACGCGATCTGTTGACCACCAACGAAGCGGCCCTGCGTGTTGCTGAGGCAACCACCCCGCTCCAAAGGCTCAGCGCTGAGTATGACCAGGAACGGGCACGCCGCATGGGCGACTATGCCGACAAGCTCCAGGGCGCTCGCAGCAACCTGGAGCGGGAGGCCTTGGTGGCAGCTCAAGTCGCTGACATTCGCCTGGCCGAGATCGGCTACCAGGAAAAGCTCAAGGACATCACTACCCAGCGGATCGCCGCAGAGCGCGAGGGGGCGGATGCACTGGCCGAATCCATGGCGCGGCTGGAGGAGTTCACCAGCCGCAGCAGCGCCGGGGCGGGCTTCAAGCAGGGACTGCAGGGCTATGTCGATGAGATTGGCAACATGCGCGACGCCGTGGGCCAACTCACCACCAAATCCATTGGCGGCCTTGAGGACAGCCTCACCGAACTGGCAACCACCGGCACCACCAACTTCAAGGCATTCGCTGCGTCGGTCTTGCAAGAGACCAGTCGCATGATCATCCGGCAGGTGGTGCTCGGGACGATCATGCAGGCGATCGGCGGCATCCTCACCCCCTCCCAAGGGGGCTATGGCTTCGCGTCGCCCCGATCACTGGGCTCCTATGCCGGCGGCGGCTACACCGGCAACGGCGCCCGCTCCGGCGGCCTCGATGGCCAAGGCGGCTTCATGGCGATGCTGCACCCGCGGGAAACGGTGATCGATCACACCAGGGGCACCCCCCGGGCTGGCGGCACCAGCAACGCCATCACGATCAATGTGGACGCCAGCGGCACAAAGGCCAGCGGCGACCCCGGCACCGGCGCCGCCCTGGCCCGCGACCTGGCCCGGGTGGTTGACGACCGCCTGATCCACCACCGCCGCCCTGGCGGCCTTCTCGCTGCCTGATATGGCCACCTTCACCTACACCCCATCTTTCAGCTCCCCGGAGTCGAGCCAGCCGCGGGTGATCAAGACCGCGCTTGGCGATGGCTACGAGCAGCGCATCAGATTCGGCCTCAACACCGACGCCAAGACATGGGATCTGCAGTTCAACAATCGCACCGACGCCGAGCGCGACAACATCCGCACCTTTCTGGAGGCCCGGGGCGGCGTGGAGGCGTTCGACTGGACGACGCCATGGGGGCAGACCGGCCGCAAATGGGTGTGCGAGGAGTGGTCGATTGATCCCACCAACTGCAACAACAACCAGATCAGGGCGAAGTTCCGCCAGGTCTTTGAATACTGATGGCCGTTCCATTCTCCGAAGCCCAGCTACCCGCCCCCTCGGCGCTGATCGAGCTGTTTGAGCTCCAGCTGATCACGGCCATTCACGGTTCAAACACCGTCTACCGATTCCATGCCGGCATCAACGCCAAGGGCACCGGCGACTTGGTGTGGGCTGGCAATAGCTACCTGGCCTTGCCGATCGAGGCCGATGGATTCAGCTACAGCGGCAACGGCCAGTTGCCAAGGCCAACCCTGAAAGTGGCCAACGTGCTGGGCACCATCACCGCTCTGCTGCTGACCCTGCCGGCTGGGCTGGAGGGGGCCAAGGTGACGCGCCGCCGCACCCATGCCCGCTATCTGGATGCGGTGAACTTCCCGGGCGACGTGAACCCATACGGGACTCCCGACCCGACGGCTGAATACCCAACCGAGCAATTCTTCATCGACCGGCGCCAAAGCGAATCCCGCGAGATGGTGGAGTTTGAGCTCGCCGCGGCGTTTGATCTGGCCGGGGTGCGGGCCCCCAAGCGTCAGGTGCTGGCCTCCATCTGCCCCTGGGTCTACAAGTCCGCTGAGTGCAGCTACAGCGGCTCCCTGGCCACCTGCACCAAGACCCTGGCCGATTGCCGCACCCATTTCGGCAGCAGCTCTCAGCTGCCGTTTGGCGCGTTCCCTGGCGCTGGAGCCTATTCCTCATGATCAGCGACACCATCCGGGCCGAAGCCCTGGCCCATGCCCAGCAGGACGATCCCCGCGAGGCCTGCGGCCTGGTGCTGGTGGTCAATGGCCTGCAGACCTACCGGCCCTGCCGCAACATCGCTGAGGAGCCGGGGGAGCTGTTCGTCCTTGACCCCGACGATTACCGCCAGGCCGAGGACGACGGCGAAGTGCTGGCCGTGTTTCACAGTCACCCCATCACTCCACCGGAGCCATCCCCAGCCGACTTGGCCGCCTGCGAAGCCTCAGGCCTGCCGTGGCTGATCGTGAACCCCAAGACGGAGGCATGGGCTGAGCTGGAGCCATGCGGCTACAAGGCTCCACTGCTGGGCCGCGAATGGGTCTGGGGTGTGCAGGACTGCTGGACGCTGGTGCGCGACTGGTACGCCGAGCAGGGCACGATCCTCCCCGACTGGCAGCGACCAGCCAGGCCCGATGACTTCGAGGCGGCGCCGATGTTTGAGGCCCTATGGGAGGAGGCAGGGTTTGAGCAGATCGACCCGGCCGACATGCGCGAAGGCGACGCCGTTTTGATGGCGATCTCCAATGCTGGCCTGAATCACGTTGGGGTCTATGTCGGCGATCAGATGCTGCTTCATCATTTAAGGCACCGATTATCAAGTAGGGACGTGTATGGCGGCTGGTTGCAGAAGTGCACCGGCTGGGTCGGCAGACTGAGGACATGAGGACCATCCGCATTTACGGCAGGCTGGCTCGCTTCCTGGGCCGTCGCACCTTCCGCGCCGAGGTGGCCAGTGCCGCCGAGGCGGTGCGGTTCCTGCTGGCCAACTTCCCCCAGGTGGAGCGGCACATGCTGGACCAGCATTACCGCGTGAGCATCAGCGCTCGGGCTCTCAATGCTGAGGAGCTGCACGAACCGGCCGGATGCTCAGACATTGCGATCGTCCCGGTGATCGGCGGCGCTGGTGCAGTGGGACGGGTGATCGCTGGCGTGGCGCTGGTGGCGCTGTCGTTCATCCCTGGCGTGGGTGCTCTGGGTGTGTCGCTGTTGCTTGGCGTTGGCGCCAGCCTGGCCCTTGGCGGCGTGGCTCAGCTGCTAACCCCCGTGCCCAAAATGGCAGGCCCTGGTGCTGCATCAATGGGCGGCATGGCCAAAGCTGCCGACAACAACGACCCCCGCAAAAACTACAGCTTTAGCGGCATTCAGAACACCACGCGAAGCGGTGTGCCGGTGCCGGTGATCTATGGCGAAGTGATCGTGGGGTCGGTTGTGATCTCCGCCGGAATTGACGTTGATCAGGTGGCGGCATGATCAGCGGATCTGGTGGCATGGGTGGCGGTCGTCAAAAGACGCAATCGCAAACCGTTATTGCAACGCAACCGGCTCAGTACGTCCCAACCGAGCAGACCAATAACCTATTTTCAACCAGCTACGCCAGGATTCTTGACCTGATCGGTGAAGGCGAGATTAGCGGCCTGGTCAATGGTTGGCAGGGGATCTACCTGGACAACACGCCGATCCAAAATCCCGACGGCTCTGTCAATTTCAGCGGAGTCACAGTTGAAACACGCAACGGAACGCAAGCGCAGAGCTATGTCCCAGGCTTTGACGAGATAGCCAGCGAGGTTGGCGTCGGCGTGGTGGTGACACTGGCATCCCCGGTGATTCGCACCATCTCCACTGCCTGCGATGCCACGCGGGTTGTGGTGACGCTACCAGCGCTCCAGGAATACACCGACAAGGGCGACATTCTGGGCGCCGAAGCTCGGGTGTTGATCGCCATCCAATGCAACGGTGGCGGCTACACCACAATCATCGACGACACCATCGCGGGCCGAACCAGCCAGCAGTATCAGCGGCAGTATCTGATCAATTTGTCCGGCCCATTTCCCGTGGATATTCGGGTGGGCCGGGGCATGATCGACAGCACCAGTAGCAAGCTGGCCAACGCTTTCAGCTTCAGCAGCTACTCGGCCATCACCTACGCCAAGGCGGCCTATCCCAATTCTGCGCTGGTTGGTCTAAGGATTGACGCTGAGCAGTTCAACTCCATCCCATCCCGCAGTTACCGGGTGCGGGGGATGACGGTCAAGATCCCCAGCAATGCCACGGTCGAGTACGCCACCGGACGGCTGATCTTTTCGGGGGTCTGGGATGGGAGCTTTGGCGCGGCGCAATGGTGCAGCGACCCCGCCTGGTGCCTATGGGATCTGCTCACCAGCCGCTACGGCTTCAGCGATCACCTGGACGCCAGCAAGCTTGATAAGTGGGCCTTCTATTCCGCAAGCCAATACAATTCGGCGCTCGTCCCTGACGGGTTTGGCGGATATGAGCCCCGCTTTTCTTGCAATATCAACATTCAAACCGGAGATGATGCCTACAAGCTGATCAACGATCTCTGCTCCACCATGCGGGTCATGCCCTACTGGGCGGCTGGTGCGCTGACGATCAGCCAGGACCGGCCCGCTGACCCGTCGTTCCTATTCACTCTGGCCAACGTGGGACCCGAAGGCTTCACCTACAGTGGCTCCTCCGTGAAATCCCGGCCCACCGTGGCGGTGGTGCGCTATTTCAGCCTGGTCCTGCGTGACCAGGCTTTTGAGCAAGTCGAAGACGCCGAGGGCATTGCACGCTATGGCGCCGTCAAAGTTGAAGTCGATGCCATTGGGTGTACGTCTAGAGGCCAGGCGGCAAGGCTGGGCAAGTGGATTCTCTACACCGAGCGGTACGAGTCGGAGACGGTCAGCTTTACATCAAACCTCGCCAGCGCCGTGGCGGTGCGCCCCGGTCAGATCATCGAGGTTGCCGATCCCCTGCGGTCCGGTGCTCGCCGTGGTGGCGCCATTGCAGCAGCCACCACCACCGCGATCACCGTGGACGATGCCACGGGCCTGACGACCGCCAACAGCCCCACGCTGAGCGTGATCTTGACCGATGGCACCGTGCAGGCCAGGGCCGTTGCATCAATCAGCGGCAACGTGGTCACGGTGGCCACGGCATTCAGTTCTGCACCGCAGGCCAACAGCATCTGGATCTACGAAACCTCCAACATCCAGGCTTCCACCTGGCGGGTGCTGGCCGTGGAGGAGCGCGATGGGATTGGATGCGCAATCACCGCCCTGGCGCACAACGCCAGCAAATACAACTACGTCGAGCAGGGCCTGGCCCTGGAGCAGCGGGACATCACCGACCTCAACATCCTGCCCGATGCCCCGCAAAACCTGACCGGCGTGGAAGTGCTCTACGAGGCAGGCAGCAGGGCGTTGGCCAAGCTGCAGCTGAGCTGGTCGATGGTGCCGGGGGTCAGCAACTACCGGGTGAGCTATCGGGAAACCAATGGGAACTGGGCCACCCGAACCGCCAGTGCCAACGATTTTGAGATCCTCGACACCAGGGCGACCACCTACGAGGTGCTGGTGTCGTCGATGGGGGTGGGCCTGCTGGCCAGCCAACCGGCCAGGCTCAGCATCACCACCTACGGCAAGACAGCCGCGCCCTCCAGCCCCACCGGGCTAAGTCTGATTGCCATCGACAGCGCCAGCGCCATTCTTTCCTGGGATCTCGCTCCCGACCTTGATGTGCGCCTGGGCGGCAAGGTGTTGATCAGGCACAGCGTCTTGACCACCGGGGCCACCTGGGAGAACGCCACCGACCTGGTGGCCAACGCTGCAGGCAGCCAAACCCAGAAGCAGGTCCCCTTGCTCACTGGCACGGTGCTGCTGAAGTTTGAGGACGATTCCGGCAACCGCTCGACCACAGCGGCCAGCGTGGTTGTGACCCTGCCGACGCCGCAGCCGCGATTGCTGGTGCAGACCTACGCCGAAGAAACCGAGCCATTCCAGGGCAACTTCACCAACATGGCCTACAGCTCCGAACTGGGCGGGCTGATGCTGATCCCGGCGCTGCCGCTGTTCGATTCCCTGGCCACCGACGGCAACTTCGATGGGATCAGCGGCGGCAGCATTGATGCCATTGGTGCAATCGAGCTGAATGGTGAGTACGACTTCGGCAGCAGCTATGACCTGGGGCGGGTGTTCGACGTGAACCTGATCCGGCGACTGGTCACGACCCCCTACCTCCCGGCCAGCCTGTTCGATGATCGCGTTGGTGACATTGACGACTGGCCCTTCTTTGATGAAGCCGCCGATCGGGTGACCGCTTCAACCTGGGTGCGCACCACCAACGACGACCCCAGCGGCTCGCCCGCCTGGGGGCCATGGCGTGAGTTTGCCAACGCGATCGTGCGGGGTAGGGCGCTGCAGTTCAAGGCGGTGGCCGAGAGCCAAGATCCCAGCCAGTCCATCATCATCAGCGAGCTGGGCGTCAACCTGGAACTGCAACAGCGCATTGAATCCTCGGCGGTGTTGACCAGCTCGGCGGCGCCGTTCGCTGTGACTTTTGACGCACCGTTCTACCAAGCCCCCAGCGTCGGCATCACTGCCTACGGATTGGCATCGACGGAGCAATTCACCATCGCCAGCGTGACCACCACAGGCTTCACCGTGACCTTCTCAGGGACCAGCGGAAACCTGGCCAGGAGCTTTGCCTACACTGCGGTTGGATTCGGTAGAGCAATCTAGTGGCGCAATCGACTGACCTAGTAGTGCCAAACACCAGCGCCGCTGGTGTGCGCTCGGGCACCAATACCCGGCTGGTTGCTCTCGCAACCCATCAATCCGGCACGGCTGCACCTAGCACCACCTACCCCTATCAGTTCTGGGCCGACACCACCAACGGGCTGCTCAAGCAGCGCGATGGGGCAAACGCGGCTTTTGTGACGGTCGGCACCCTGGGCGTTGCCAATCTGGGCCTGGCCACCCTTGCCTCCCCCACTTTTACCGGCACCCCTGCGGCTCCCACGGCGACCGCAGGGACCAACACCACGCAACTGGCCAACACGGCGTTTGTGACCTCTTACGCCATGCCGGTGCTGGGGACTTCGCAGAACAGCACCAGCGGCACAAGCATTGATTTCACCAGCATCCCTAGCTGGGTGAAGCGGATCACGGTGATGTTTAACGGTGTGAGCACCAATGGATCATCCTCGGTGCAAGTGCAGATTGGATCTGGAAGCGTTACCACATCTGGGTATGTTTCGGCAGCCAATTTTGGTGTTAATGTTGGCCAATTTCTTGCAGCTACTAGCGGCTTTGCTTTTGATCCATCTGGCCTTGCTGCTTCTGCCTACGTCAGAAGCGGAGTGCTTGTTTTGACCCTGATCGGGTCAAATACATGGATCGCGCTGGGCGGCCTGGGCTCTACATCAAGCCAGGTAACGGTCAACGTTTCCGGAAACTCTCCCGCCCTTTCCGGCACCTTGGACCGCATCCGCGTCACCACCGTCAACGGCAGTGACACGTTCGACGCTGGCTCGATCAACATTCTCTACGAGTGATCAGACTTCCAACCCTGACCCATGACCGCCCCCACCCTCGCCTCTGTTCGCGCCGCCGCCCAGGAAGCGGCCAAGGCTGGCCAGCTGCTGCCCCACCAGCTGGCGGCGTTCTCGGCGCTGGATGCGGCCCTGACCCCTGAGCAGCGTCAAGCCTTCACAGCTGACTGGCGGGCCAAGGCCGCCAACCCGCTGAGCGGTTTCCCCTACTTCAGCCAGATCAGCGCCGATGGCAGCGATGGGGTGAACGGGTGGCGTCAGTGCCAGACCAGCTCAATTGCGATGTGCCTGGCCTATCTGAAGGTCAAAGGCATCAACGATGACACCGACTACCTAAAGATTGTCAATCGTTACGGGGACACCACCAGTCAGACCGCTCACCAGCTGGCACTCAAGGCCCTCGGGGTGCGCGCTCGGTTCGTGCAGAACTGCTCAGCCGCGCAACTCCAGGCCGAACTGCGCGGAGGACTGCCGGCCGCCATCGGCATCCTCCACCACGGGACGCCACAGGCGCCATCGGGCGGGGGCCACTGGATCGCGGTCAAGGGCTTTGTTGACGCTCGGGCCTGGATCGTGAACGACCCCTACGGCGAGCTCGACCTGGCCACCGGCACCTGGGCCCGCCAGGGCGGCGGCAGCGGCGAGGGCCTTCGCTACAGCTACGCCAACCTGAACCCCCGCTGGCAGGCCGATGGGGCAGGGACAGGCTGGGCCTGGTTGTTCTCATGAATGAGCGCACCTTCCAATGCCGGCGAAACTCGACCTGTCGAGCCTGGCTGGCGGAAAGTGCAATCGAATGGAAGCAGGAAGGCAGCCAGCGCCGGCCGTTCTGTGCCCCGGGCATGTGTCCCAATGGGAAACGCAGCGACACCAGCGATGAGCTGCTGGCGTTGCAGTTGGATGCCCGCAGGCTCAGGGCCGAGGTGCGCGACGCCAAGGCATCAGCAGAGCGGGCCCTAGCCAAGCTGGAAACGGTGCAGGATGCCCTGACCACAGCCCTGGAGATCAGGGACATTTTCGACCAGGGCGCGATTGAGCC